GACTGTACAGAGAACAATCAGTACGTGTATCTGAATCAAGTCACGCACTTCTTCACGCAGGGGCTGCACATCGACCAGGGCGACGGCACCGGAACTACCGGCATGACGGTCGCCGGCAACTATGACGAGGTGTATCTTGAAGGTGAAATCAACGGGAACCTGACGTTCAACCAGACCACCTCCGCAATCAGCCCGACAATTCAGTTTGATGGCAATGTCTCTGCAACTGTAACTGTCAACGATACAGGGGCCAAGGGACATATCACGGTAGGTTCCTGCACTGGCATAGTTAACAAGTCTTCTGGCGTCAGATTCAGAAGCGGTAATTTGTATGACGTAACTTATGGGTTGGCCGGAGACTTGACCGGCAAAACTGGCGATGATAGCGAGTACATTGTCCTATTCGACAGTGATTATGGCGGAGATCCTGCGGCAACAACGGTCGAGTACGACGCTACGACAGGTAGGCTTACGCCGTACTGTGCAGGGCTTAAAAACATCAGCGGGCAGTTGATGTTAAAGATTCCTACTGCAACTTCTGCATCACACACGAGAGCAGACATTTACCTGAAACGGTACAACTCTTCTGACGTGTTGCAAACTACTCAGCAAGTAATCTGGTATCCAGCAGCATTGGCCCCTTCTGCCATTTCTACTTATCATTATCCTTGCCTGCCGTTCAACTTCGTTACCAATTTCACTTTCGGTGACTACTCGACCATAAGTGTCAAGGTTAATGGCGCCGTGAAGGACATAGACATCTCGGCATCATTCGGGCCGTCGATGTTCATCGCAAGGCAAATGTGACACGCCTCGCGGCACTCCTCTTGCTAGCCGCTTTCGAAGACAACAGGAAGTAAAAAATGGACTCGACGCAACAGGCATTGCACGAAGAGATCCTGCAAGAAGAACGCAGGAGGAACGATTCTCTTGTGCTTGGCATAGTACAGGACATGCACCGGCAACTGTCTGAGATCAGCAAGACGCTGAACACTCATATCGCCGAGGAGCCGAAGGCGTTTGCTGCGATGGTCGAGAGCGCAATGGCGCAGGCGTTTCCCGGTGGCGATCCGGTAGGACACCGCAAGGTGCATGAGGCCGACATCCAGCGCGTACTCGACCGTGCTGAGTTCTGGCGAAAGATGCTGTACGAATTGACGAAGTTCGGGATCATCGGATTCATCGGCTGGGCAGCTTGGCACCTTTGGGTGGCGTTCATCCAGGGGCCGACAAAGTGAGCGCCGCAAGGAAACGAAGCAACACCGGAAAACACGCTGCCGAAGTGGATCTTCTTCGTCAGAAACTCACGCTTGTACAGCATCACTACAGCGTAATGAAATGTATGGCAGAAGCGCTCGCAAGGAAGTGCGATGCGGGCAACATCGAGTTTGAAAAGATAGAGGATGACGAGGTTGTAACGCCTCAGATGGACGGGTACAAGATGAAGTGTTGCGGGTGCGGGCTAGTTCATGAGGTCAGATTCCGCGCCGTCGAAGTGCATGCACACCAAGAAGACGGAACATTTCTTTACGAGGAACTGGACCCCGACAGGTACAGGGTTGAATTCAGTATGAAGCGCATGTCTACTGAGGGGGGAGAATGACCACCTTCCACGCCTCCCCGCGCAAGGACTGCTCACTCTGCCGGCATAGCCATCTGATGTATGGCGCGTTGTTGTGCTGCCGATACGCCAACGCTCATCCGACCAACTTCTGCAGGTCAGAGAACGCGCAGTGCGGTCCGGATGCGCTGCATTGGGAGCAGCGGTTCGAGAACGACGACGAGGGCCGTGGCGACTGGAACGGCGACGATGCGTGAGTCATTCGACAAGGCGTTGAAGTTCGCACTCAAGTGGGAGAGCGGGAAAAGTGACCATCCATCCGATCGAGGCGGCAAGACGTGCAAGGGCATCACGCAGCGCGTCTACGATGACTGGCGAGTCAGCAACCGCTGCGGCAAGGCAGATGTGTTCGGCATCACTGACGCAGAGTGCACTGGCATCTATCGAGATCGCTACTGGCGTGCTGCTTCTTGCGACCGCTTGCCTGTCCCTGTGGATCTCGTTGTTTTCGACGCGGCGGTAAACAGTGGGCCAGAACAGTCGATCAAGTTCCTGCAGCGCGCAGTCAGTGCGCCCGCAGATGGACGCATGGGGCCGGTCACGCTGGCAAGACTTGATGAAAGCACTATGTCGGTACGCGAGGTCGCGGACGCCTGCATTGACCAGCGCTTTGCCTTTTACCGGCGACTCGTCGAGCTCGACCATACGCAGGCCGTGTTCTTCAAAGGGTGGCTGCGAAGACTGCAAGACTTGCGGAAGGAGATAGCATGAGCACCGACTGGCTGAAGACAGTAGTCCCGGCATTGGCAACCGCGCTTGGCGGGCCGCTGGCCGGTGCTGCGGCTACGTTCATCGCCGACAAGCTCGGGGCCAGCGAGAAGACCGTCGAGGCGGTGCGCGAACTTATGAGCGGGCAGAACCTGACGCCGGATCAGATCGCGGCGCTCAAGCTGGCGGAGATCGACTTCCAGAAGTTCCTCGAGGCGAACAAGATACGCCTTGAGGAACTGTCTGTCGAGGACCGCCGCAGCGCACGCGACATGCAGAAGGCGGTGAACTCGTGGGTGCCTGGGGCGCTGTCGTTCGCCGTGACGATCGGGTTTTTCGGCATCCTAGGATGGCTTCTGTCGGCTGAATCGCCGTCGGTGTCCGAGCCGCTGCTGATCATGCTCGGATCGCTTGGCACTGCATGGACCGGCATCATCTCTTACTGGTTCGGATCGTCGCACGGTTCTACGCTCAAGACCGGCACGCTGATGCGGAAGTAGTTGATCTCGCCCGGATGGCTTCTGCGCAATCATTTGGGTGCATGTGGTCTGGGTCGCTGTCGAGTGCATCGCAAATCTTGGCGCACGCCTCGCGCTCCTCTGCCGCGACGAACTCGGCGAACTTGACGAGCGCTTCCTCGATTCTGCGAGCGTCGACATTCAGGTTGAACAACCGAAACTGCTTGTAGGAGTACTCCCACTTGCCGATCATGCCGGCCTCTTGCGCGGCATTGATTATCTCTTCGCGGGTCATTCTTTCACTCCTCGCGCCCGGATCTTGTCGGCACAGTTTGATTGTCTGTCTTCCGAAATAGCCTCGATTTCCTCGTAATAGGCGACTTCAGCGCACGCCTCGCGCTCCGCTGCCGCGACGAACTCGGCGAAGGCGCGCAGGTCTTCCAGGCTCAAAGACTCGGTGTCGTAGCGAAAAACGTCGCCGCGCTTGAAGTGGTCTTCGAGCCATTGCTTGATCTGGTCGTTGGTCACTCCAGTACCTCCCACATCAATCCGCGCCAAGGTAGCGCGTTTTGCTCTGGCCCTATGTACGGTATAAAACTCGCGCATTCGTTGGGCGTCCAGCACCAGTTAGTGCCATCCCAGTAATCAACTCCTATCGCGGATGACCTTTTCACCTCGTACCATCCGACGCGCACTGGCTTGATTTTGCCGGGATACCACGGAGTTCTAGGCGTGGTCATTCCGGCACCTCGACCTCGCGTGCCGGCGTGTCGAGCCAGCGGATGAATCCCCAAGATGGCACGGCGCCATCAGTGAGCCAAACGATGGAGTGCCCGTCGTTAAATTGCATCAGAGCCTCCCGCAGTACGACGACGGTCTTCGCGCGCTTGCATGGGCGGCAGCGGAATTCGTCTCCGCAGTTCCAGCGCAATCCGTCCCATCCATACCACCCATCGGCGTCGTCGTTCTGAATGCGCTGTCGTTGGATCTCATCTCCCCGTTCGACAGCGGCTGCGAGTTCGGAGAGGGCGGAACAGTCTTTCCATTCTTTGGTCATTCTGGCACCTCGATCTCACGTACCTCGATCTCACGTGGGCGGCAGTAGTACCTGCTGTCTACGTACCAAATCTCACCTTGCCACGGAATTTGTGGGTAGTTTCCGACGTGTGCCACCTCGATCTCATCACCTCGCTCGACAGCGGCTGCGAGTTCGGAGAGGGTGGAGCAGTCTTTCCATTCGGTTGTCATGCTGTTTCCTTCTCGATGGGTACGTCACGCCACTCACCGCTAACCTCGGCCCAATTGTTATACTCGGCCCACCACTGCTGCAAGACGTTCGTTGTCATGATGATCCGCGGCTGCACGCCGTAGAAGCTCGGATCGGCCACCGTCTCGTATTCGCGGGGAACCCATCGCAGTCTTGGTGTTGGCTTCATTTCTTCCTCGCTTTCTCCGCAGCCTTCACGCACGCCTTGCACGTCGTCGCCTTTTGCGCGACGCCGTTCAGAGACGGGAACGACTGCATCTGTTTAGTCTCTCGGCACACCACGCACTTGCGCATGGTCGCCGGCTGGAACCGCGCACCGCCGGCCTTGGGCTGATCCGACACGTACTTGCGCGGGCGCCAACCTTCTCCCGGCAGCGGGCCACGCGTGCCGGGGCGCGTCGGCTTTGCCTTGAGCAGCGGGCCGTGCGTAAGCAGGTAGATCAGGTCATCTGGTTGCGCTACGCTGGACGGGTGGATGTGAAAGTCGCACCACGGTTGGCGGGTTGGCTGCCGTCCGTTGAAGGTGCGGGGTTCGTCGAGGACGAGGTGCTGGAAGTTGATCATGTCGCGTTTCCTGGATTAGGCGTCAATGTGTCGTCTACTCCACGTTCGGCGTCTTGTACCGTGCCGCCTGTTCTTCCAGTGTCGTCACGATGATTTCGCGCTGCTTGTCGTTCATTTCGGCCACCAGTGCATCGGGCAGTTTCTTCAGGTATCCGAGGCACGTCGACAGCCCGCTTAGTGCCAGCCCAAGCTTCTCCGGCTCCGGCATGTCGCAAAGCGCGGCGATCATGTCGGAAACCCCGACGTCCACTTCGACTTCAGTTTCAATCCAAACTTTTGCTTTCATCGCTATTTCCTTCGCGGTCCTGGAGACGCCGAACACGTCATTCCACGCGACGCCGCAAAGCGTCGCGCGTGAATTCGGCGTTAGAGCGCGCCCGAATTGACGATTGCAGCGCGCAAAAGTCCTCATGGGCCTTACGTGTCGTTTCCATGTGTTTGTTGCTGGCGCAGTGGATCGACCACCATTTTTTTGCAAATTCCCCCGCCCTCTCGGCAGCCGCTTCGCGTTCGGCGGCTACAGCGCGAGCAACCTCTTCTGCAATACAGGCGTCTTTCCAGTCGTACAGCTCGCAGCGCTCGGTTAAGGTCAGTCGCATTCCGCCGGGCAGAGGTCTAGCCCTTCGCTCGTGGCACGGTGCGGCGTCCATCTCTTGGTCATCCTGCTTGATCATGGTGCCGTCCTTTCATATTGCAGGTATTGCACGCACTTAGGCGTGAGTTTGCCGTAACCATGATCGACGTACTCGATATGCTTTGTGAAGTCGGAATAGCTCTGCCGCTCATGGTTCGGCGAGGCCGTATAACGGAGGCACATTTCCCGCAGAGGGCATCCAGTGCCGGGGCACATAGTGATGTCAGGCATGCTTGAGTACCGATCCGGTCGCCGCCTTGTACTCGAACTTGCTGCCAACCCGCACTGCGTCGATCCCGTGCTGCTCAAGGTAGCGCTTCGCCAGGGCCAGCTTCACCCCTTGCCGGCGGGCAGTTGCGGGCGGCGCGAGCGGGAAGTGCCGCGCGGAGAGGCGGGCGAGGGTTGAGATGTTCACAGCGTGTCTCCAGTTGAAATTGAACAATCTGATTTGGATTCCTTAGGCACAAACTTCCCGCACATGCTGCTGAAATCCATCCACGCCACCGGCAAGCCCATCTGCAAAGCTCGCAAGCGGTCGTGATCAGACAGGCGATCTGGACACGGCGTTGTGGCGCAAGCGTGGTTCATCAAGCAGTAAGATCGGTCACGGTAGCAGATCATGCGAACCACCATTCAGTGAGTGCCCACGCGACCAGCGCGCCGAGCGCAACCGCAGCGGCGTAGACGTCGCCTTCGCGGGGCGGGTTGAGTTTGCTGCGGAAGGCGGGGGTCATGACTGGTACTCTGCAAGCATGGCGCGGAACAGTCCTTCTTGTTTCTCCCGCGCAGCAGCCCGCGCAGCAGCCCACGCAGCAGACCGCGCAGCAGCCCGCGCAGCAGCCTGCGCAGCAGCCCACGCAGCAGCCCGCGCAGCAGACCGCGCAGGCTGCTGCGCAGCATCTCGCGCAGCAGCCTGCGCAGCAGCCCACGCAGCAGCCCGCACATCAGCCCGCGCAGCAGCCTGCGCAGCAGCCCACGCAGCAGCCCGCACATCAGCCCGCACATCAGCCCGCGCAGTAGCCCGCGCAGCAGCCTGCGCAGCAGCCCACGCAGCAGCCCGCACATCAGCCCGCACATCAGCCCGCGCAGTAGCCCGCGCAGTAGCCCACGCAGCAGCCTGCGCAGCAGCCTGCGTAGCAGCCTGCGCAGCAGCCCACGCAGCAGCCCGCAGCGTCTCGTCCTGCGTTTCAAGATACTGCCTTATAACAGGCGGCATATCCCACAGGTGGGCAACTTCAAGAGCAAAATCGCATGCCAGCTTGCGGATACGCGCGTCGTGACCATCCACTGCAGGCAGGCACCAAAGCGCGTCATCAAGTCCATTCGAATCAAGAACGGCCAGTAACGACAGCGGCTCGTCGTCGGCCTTGTTCTTGCCGAGGTACCGGAGTAGCTTCTCCCATCCGTCAGTGCAGGGAGAGTGTTCTCGGATCTTGTTTAGCGTGGTTTTCATGGCAGGCTCCTGAACACTGCGGCAAATTCGCCGATGACGATGCCAACGATTGCAAGGATGTAAAGCACCTCAGCTACATAACTATGCGTCACCTCTTCGTAGTCATCTTGCTTGCTCATGTTCTTCCTCATCGGTTCCGGGTTCGTAAGTAAAGTCGCGGCACTCATCCGCCGTGACCACTGGCCGGTAGCCATGCACGCAGAACAGTGGGACCGGCCCTTTACTCCATCCCGCGTGCTGGCAACTCCAGCAGGTTAGCTTTTCTTGATCCATGTTGCCCCCGAAAAAGCCCCCCGGCTTGCGGGCCGGGGGTAATCCACAGACCGGCAGCTACGGGTGACCAGACCCGAGGCTGCGCTGCCCAGATGGCAGCGTGACGCGCACTCGTGGAATGCGCGCTGCGCTGTCACCTGTCACGCTCCAGTTCAGCAACAAGGTTCCGCAGCCACTGCGCCGACAGCACGCAGTCGTCACGGCGGGCCTGCTCAACGCTGCCGGGGTCCGCTGGCTCGCGGGAAAGCTCTTCGAGCAGGGCGATGACGTGCTCAAGTAGGTGTAGGCGTGCTGGGGATGTCATGCTTCACCCGCCAACAACGCGTACTTGGCCTGCACGCCGTCGAGGAACGCCTGCACCTTCTCTTCCATCTGCAGAATGTCATCGTCGACCGGCACGTACTTCACGACAAACATGCGCAGGTGGTCCGGCATCCGTGGATCGAACGATACGAAGTCGCACCAGTTCCGTCCGGAGCATGACATCTGCGCCAGCATCTGCAACTTGTGCTCTTCCGGCACGACGCCGTCGATAAACCACCGAATATGCTTCTTGCTGGTCGGGCACTTGATTTCTACGAGTCCTTCGTCGCCGACAAGCCCGTCCGGCGATGCAGCGAACCAGTCGATCGTCGGGTGATGCAGGATGCCGACCTGCTGCACGACATCCGACACGCTGAACGAGTACAGTTCGCGGGCTTCCGGCTCGTGCTCGGTACCCCACTGCATCGCAGCGGACACGAACGTTTCGGTGAACGTGCCGGTCAGGCGCTCGCAGACGAGTTCGAGCATGTAGTCCTCGGCAGCTTGTGCCGGCGCTCCGTTCTTGAGCACTGACAGTGCGTCCTTCACCCGGCTGGCGGTGCAGTGGCCGAGGCGGGCGCGGAGCCATTCCGGGCTGCCCTGCTGCAAGTCGGCGTCATGATCGTAGATTGCGGCGCGGATGTTCATTTGCCGGCCTCCAGATCAGCAACCATTACCTTGAACAGTTCTTCCTGTTTCGCCCACGCAGCATCCTCCGCAACAGCCCACGCAGCATCCTCCGCAGCATCCTCCGCAACAGCCCACGCAGCAGCCCACGCGGCACCCTCCGCAACAGCCCACGCAGCATCCTCTGCAACAGCCCACGCAGCAGCCCACGCAGCAGCCCGCGCAGCAGCCCACGCAGCAGCCCACGCAGCAGCCCGCACAGCAGCCCGCGCAGTAGCCCGCGCAGCAGCCCACGCAGCAGTCTCCGCAGCAGCCTGCGCAGCAGCCCGCGCAGCAGTCTCCGCAGCAGCCTGCGTAGCAGCCTGCGCAGCATCCTGCGCAGCAGTCCGCAGGGACGCGTTCTGTGTCTCAAGATACTGTCGGACTACGTCCGGCATCGACCACAGGTGGGCGACTTCAAGAGCAAAATCGCATGCCAGCTTGCGGATACGCGCGTCGTGCCCTTCTACTGCGCGTAAGCACCAAAGCGCGTCGACAAATCCGTTCGACTCCAGAACGGTCAGCAAAGACAGTGGCTCGTCATCGGCCTTGGTCTTGCCAATGTGGCGCAGCAACTTTTCCCAACCGTCGGCGCAAGGATTGTGCTTACGGATCTTGTTCAGCGTGATCATTTGCCGGCCTCCAGATCAGCCTTGCGCTTGTCCTTCGCCGCAACCAGTTCCGGAAGCTTGTTAGTAGCGCCGCCGGCCTTGGCGGTGCGCTGCGCCTCGACGTAGGCATCACGTAGGGCGTCGAGCGACATGGATTCCACGATCGTCGCAAGCGCTTTGGCGTGGTCGTATGGCGCAGCGGGTGCCGCCGCTGCCACATTGCGCACCGGGCCGTTGCCGTCGTCGTCGTCGTCCGCGACCACGCCGATCGCAGCAGTCAAGCCGATACGCTTGAGGTACGTACATGCGCTCGCATACCCGTGGGCGTCCTGCTTATGCGCCGGGATAGCAAACTCTGCCTGCATCCATTCGCCGGCATGGGCGACGCGGGTGATCAGGTGCACTCGGCCATCCTCCGACGAAACAGGCCACTGCGTAACGCTGATCCCGTGCTTGCTGACCACAGCGCGGCATGCTTCCCAGACCGACGCGAGGTCGGCGTAGCGGGACCGGAATGCGGGGTTCTGCTTGTCCTTGACGGCGGTCTGCACTTCGCCTTGCGCCTTGGCAAGCGCGGCGTCGAGGGCTGCGGTGGTCGGGCTGGTACTAAACATGGTCAGTCTCCTGGATGGTGACGGTCTGCGTGCCGAGCGCATAGCGTAGGTCGATGAGGGCAACGCGGAGATTCGCGGCCTTGCCACCAAGTTCCGCAGGCGAACACTTGTAGTAGTCGAGCAGCAGTTCGTCGGCCGCCCGCATGACTTCAAGCAAATGTTTCATCTTAAGTTCCACGCTGGTCCTTTCTGTTTTGCGTTGTGGTGAAAACAGAATAGCAACGCACTAGGCGCACGTCAAGCAAATTTTGCATCTTTTTTTCATGCTTGACTTCTCGGCAATTACGTATAGAATTTTCGACATGGACACGAAAACGATCGCACAACACTTTGGCGGATCCGGCGCAGCGCAGCGGGAGCTAGGGATTTCTCGGCAGCTATGGCACTTCTGGGGCAAGCATGGAGTGCCTCCAGGACGGCAAGCAGAAATACAGATCCGAACTTCGGGGGCGCTGCAGGCTACGCAAAGAGTTGTTGCGTGGCGGCATAACGACAAAGCTCAGGGGAGAGGCGCGGCTTTATGCGCCGACTCCCCTGGAGCGGCGGGTTCGGCGGCTGACGACAACGAAGCGCCGTAGTGCCAGCGCCGACTTTTTAGGAGAACGGAAAGTGAAGCAACTGACAGCGAGAGAATTGATTGAGAGGCTCGAAGCAATGATAAACAACGGCGACATAACCGACGACGCGGCAGTGATGTTGCAAGGCCCTGGTCAGGCCGCAGAAACAATGGGGTGCCTGTGCTGGATAAGCCCGCGCATACCGTTTTTGTCGGGCACGCCAAACGGAGTGATATTGATCTCGGAATAGTGACGCCGAACGCATTCGGTCAGCCGACCGCGCAGAAGAAGTAGAGGAAGCCGCAGCCGTACCCCGGTCGGCTGCACCAACGGGTTCGACAACAACCGGCCCACGGAGAGAGAAATGAAGCCGCTGTTCATACCACTGAAAACAGAATTCTTCGAGGCGTTCGAGACCGGAACCAAGACGACCGAGTTTCGCCCCTACGGACCGCGCTGGAACGAGCGCACGTGCCCGGTTGGGCGCGAGGTTGTATTGAGCCACGGCTACGGCACCAAGCGCCGCCTGCGCGGAGTTGTAGCTGCATTCGAGCGGAGCCATGAGCCGACAACGACGGAAGCTTGGCGCAAGTGCTACGGGGATAGGTCGGGTGATGCGGCCTGCATCCGAGTAGAGTTGGTGTCGAACTAGGAATTCAGCGGCGGGCGCTTTTTGCCCGTCCGCTGGAATGTAGAGTTAGGCACGTTGCAACTACAGGAGAAAGACATGGGAGTTTCGTTTACTTGGAAGCCTACCGACCCAACGGTAGGAACGTCGTGGGGAAGCGGTAGCACGTTGCATTCCATTATGGAGAAAGCGTTCGGGTCGTTTCCGATAACACTGACGCGAGATCACTTAAAGACGCTGGAAGGGATTGAGGCCTGTGGCTACGAAGACGTAAAGGAGTTGGTTAGCGCAATCTTGGAACACGACAGCATCGACGTTGATGCGCACTGGTAGTGCCTAACGCAGAGTAGACGACACATTAACGCATAATCTGTAAACCGCGACACAATGCGCACCAAGAAACCCCTCACCCGCCGCGAGTCACGCGACGCACTGCGCATGTGGTCGGCGTTCGCAGCCGACCGCGACAAAGCCGCAGACTCGGACACCGCGCTTGGCCTGGACAAGCCGGAGCGCACCCGAGCCAAGCCAGTGCCGTGGGAAGAGTTGGAACAGCAAAAAGTGGTGCATTGGGCACATAAAAACGAGGATAAATGGCCGGAACTCAGGTTGTTACACGCCATCCCGAACGCAGGAAAGCGGGATCAGGCGGTCGGTGCAAAACTGAAATCACAGGGCATGAAGGCAGGCGTACCTGACCTGCATCTTCCGATCGCACGCGGAAAGTTTCACGGGCTCTGGATCGAACTAAAGACCCCTGCTGGACTTGTCAACGAAGACGGCAGAGTCAGCAAGGGCGGGCGCGTTAGTGAAGTACAGGCCGACTGGATTCGGGATCTGCGGGCGGCTGGTTCGCGGGTGGAAGTGTGCGTCGGGTGGGAAGCAGCGCGGGCGGTGATCGAGGAATATTTGGCTTAAACAACGCGGGGACAACCGGCTAGCTACCGGCGTTCGCCGACACGGACTCACCCGCACCCTTTCACCTTGTCGGAGGTACCATGCAAGACCTACAGGCCGCCATAGCAGCGGTCGATTTGCCGCAACTGATGGCCAACTACGGCATCAAGTTGCGCAAGGCCGGGAACGGCCACCAATGCTGCTGCGTGAGCCGCCAACACGACGACGCCAACCCGTCGATGTCTGTATGGCGCCCGGAAGATAAGTACGTCGCGTACTGCCACTCGTGCGGTTGGACCGGCGACGCGGCGGATGTGATCGCCGAGGTCGAGGGCATCACGCAGGCAGATGCCCGCGTGCGCTTGCTCAAAGCCAACGGGTCAGGCTACCAGCCGCATGGAAACTGGACGCCAGCACCGATAGCACCTGAGCCAGCGCTACCGCGCAAGGAAGCCTGGATCACGCAGTTGCCGCCGGCAGACAAGCAGCGCCCTGAGTCGTGGGCACTCGGTCCGCGATCTGGCGGTGCGGAGTTTGTGCAGGCGTGGACATACCGCGATACCGCAGGCGCGATCGTCGGATACGTGGCGCGGTATGCGCGGCCTGACGGTGGCAAGGAGTATCGCCCGTGGACCTACGGCAAGGAGGCCGAAGCGCTCTCGACCTGCGAGTGGCGCCAACGCACTTGGCCTGCACCGCGACCGCTGTACGGCGCCGAACTGCTGCCACTGCGGCCCGACGCCAGGGTAGTGATCGTCGAAGGCGAGAAAGCCGCAGACGCTGGCAGGCAACTGTTGCCAGACGACATCGTGCTTACGTGGCCGGGTGGTACCGGCGGCGCACGGCACGCAGATTGGCAATTGCTCGCAGGGCGGACTATAGTGATAGTCCCGGACGCAGACGATGCCGGCGAACAGTGCGCCAAGGAACTGTGCAAGTTGTTGCTCGTGGCTGGTGCGTGGGAAGTCTGGTATTGCCCGACCGATGACCAGCCGGCAAAGTGGGATCTCGCCAACGCGCTTGCCGATGGATGGCTGCCGGCGCAGACTGCCGAGTGGATCGCGGGGCGTTTGCTCAAGGGGGGCGCGGTAGACTCATACGCATACCAGCGCAGCCGGCCTACCGGCAAAGAAAAAGGGGAGACTATGCCGGCGACACTAGCGGACGGGACAATCGGGGCGGTGCCGGCACGACAGGCGACGGTGCACTTCTCCGAGGCGGTGCCGGAAAGCCTGAGCGATGGCAACTTCGCCTGGAGTTGGATCGAAGCGCACGGCAAGGATTGGAAGTACACGCCGACGTGGGGAAAGTGGCACCACTGGTCAGGCACGCACTGGGAGCATGACGAACGCGGCATCATCAAGCACTCGATCATGTCATTTCTGCACCACGCGATGGCAACGTGGCCGGAAGCAAGGGCTTTGTCAGGCAACGCGAGGCGCGGATACTGTAGCAAACGAACACGCGACAGCGTGTATGCGGTTATCGCCAATCATCCGGCGGTCACAGTGTCGTGGTCGATCTGGGACAGCGATCCTTGGATACTGGCAACACAAGGCGGCGTCGTGGATTTGCGCACCGGCAAGCTGCGTGATGCGGACCAGTCGATACTTTCCACGCGCTGCGCTGCGGCGGTGCCGGCGCCAGCATATGATCCATCGCAGGCGCCACATTGGGAAATGATGGTTGCACAGGTTGCGCAGGGTGATGCAGGCGTTGCTTCATACATCAAGCGATGGTGCGGGCACTTGGCGACCGGCGACACGTCGGAGGAAGGGTTTTTGTTCTTCTATGGGGTCGGTCAAAGCGGCAAATCCAAGTTTCTCAATGCCATCAGCGGCGCACTTGGAAGTTATGCACAGGTCGCCGAGATCGAGCAGTTCTTGCAGCGCGACGGTGCGCAACACGATGAGGTATGGGCGAGGCTGGCCGGTGCGAGGATGATTGTCACATCGGAGCCGTCCGCAGGCGTGACCTGGAACGAGGGCAAGTTGAAAAAGCTAACCGGGCGCGAGGGCATAAGTTGCTCTTACAAGTTCGGCAGCGTGTTCCAATATGAACCGCAATTCAAGTTGGCACTCAGCGGGAATAACCGTCCGGCATTACGCAGTGTCGGCAGTGACATGCGGCGGCGCATACACATGGTCGAATTTACGAAGCCGGTCCCGGATAGCAAAAAGATCCACGATATGCCGGACAAGTTGCGAGCGGAATATCCGCAGATACTGCGATGGATCATCGACGGTGCGGTGGAATGGCAAAAGCATGGGCTGAAACGTCCTGACATTGTCATGAATGCAGTAACGGCATACCTTGAGGACGAGGATCAAGTAGGACAATGGATTGAGGATTGTTGTGAGAAGGTCGAAGGACACCGCGAAACGAATGCAGACTTGCTGCGGGCATATAATGGTTGGGCCAAAACAAATCATGACCCTGAGCTATCTGCGAAGCAACTAGCGAATAAGCTAGATGCCCGTGGGTTAAGGAGGTTCAAGGCCGGCGGACTACGCGGGTTTATTGGGTTGCGGATCAAGCAGACGCCGGCAAATGAATACGATGGATATGCGGATAGGTTTTGACATGGCGATCGACCTCGACCAACTGCGCGCAGACTACCGCACAGTCAGCGCGCACAATCGCAAGCTCGCAACCTGGACGGCCGAGGACGAGCTCGAGATCGGGCAGGCAATCAAGGCTGCGCTCGCCGACACGGACCTTGCGCAATGCTGGGCGGACTGGCTGGCCAGCGAAGCCGAGTACATTCGCCGCGAGCAGGCCCGCTACGCCGACGCTTTGCAGCGCATGCGGCAGCCTGGGCCATATCAACCGCCGGCGATGGCATTGGCGCGGATCGAGATGCGCGACGCTTACGAGTTAACCGATGCCCAAGCGGATCTTGGGCGCTTTCAGGGGTAATCTATGGCATACATGGCAGGAGTGATGCGCCTCGGGCGCGACGTTGAGGTCAAGCACACGGCTAACGGCGATCCGGTCGCAAAGTTGGCACTTGCGTACAACTACGGGCGCAAGGGCGAGGACGGAAAGCGGCCGGCGCAGTGGGTTGATGCGTCGCTGTGGGGCAAGCGGGCCGAAGCTATGGCGCCATACCTGCTCAAGGGCACGGCGGTGCATGTGTTGCTGCGCGACCCTTACGTGCGTGAGTACAAAGGGAAGGACGGCGAAACGCGGACCAGCTTGAACGCGGACGTTTTGGAGATCGAGTTCGCGGGCGGTGGCGGCGGAGGTGCGCAGCAGGAACGGCCGGCGCCGGCGAAGAAGCCAGCGGATGTTGGCGACAAGGCGGGTTGGGATATGGATTCGGACATACCGTTCTAGGCGCGATCAGATGCCGAGGTAACATATTTCATTAGGCTTTGCGTTTCATCGCCTCCTGACGCGATTGTGTGCGTTTTGGAGGCATAAAAAAGGCCCCGGTGTATGTTGCCGGGGCTTTTGCTTGTGCGCATGCTGTTGTTAGGCATTTACCAATTCCAGCGCTAACATGGCCTCTTCCCATACCCAGTGCCCATCGTCGTCCATCGAATCCGGGGGCAATCGCAATGCAGCATTAGCAGCTTCTGCAAGTTCTGTTGCCGTTTCAAATCCGTCGCCAACGTTTCTCCGCATCCAGTTTCTTACCTGCTTTCGGGTGTGGTTCTGCGGACTAGGTACAGGTGCAGTCCGAGTTCCGCGCACAAGAAAAGCGGCTTCAACTTCGCAACGGCTATCGCTATCGGCGTCGTTTGATGCTTGCAATTGCCTCTTCCACCTATTTTCTTTTTTTACGCTTGTTGCCATATAATCCTCCATGTTTAAAACAGCCCCGGAAACCTGCACCGGGGCTTTTCATTTGGCGCAGGTTAATATTCGCAAAACAATTGTTTTTCGGCGCGGCGCATGGCGCGGTATTCGGCGCGGATCAGGGCGATCAACTTGTCGCGGCTTTCACAGGACAGCGTGGGTCCACGGCATTCCAGCTTGGCGCATACCTGCTGCCAGTCGTTGCCACGACGCTCGCGGACGTATCCGCCACCGAACGGGCAGACGAATTCGCGGATAAGTCGATAGCCGGTTACAGCTTCGTCGTATGAAATCGTGACACGGCCTGCGCAGTCTGTCGTAAATCTTGTTTTCATGATTCCTCCGATTGTTGGTTAGTTACTTGGGAATCCGCCGCGCAATGCTGCGCAGCATGTCGTCAAACTCAAACTACTTCGGCAGCCATCGCGCGATCGAGCGCAGCATGTCGTCGGCGGCGCGGATGTTGCCGGCCGAGAGCAGCTGCTCGGCGAGTTCGACGGCGCCGGCGATGCAGTCGATCGACTCTTGCAGCTGCTCTTCGGGCGAGTCGTAATTCGGCAGGTCATCGCGCTGCGGATCCAATGCGCGGGCGATGCAGTCCAAGGTTTGCTCGTCGCCGGGGCCGTAGGTAATCATGATGCAACCCCGGTGCCGTTGCAGGCAAAGCATACGCCCCCAGAAACGTGCCGGTATTCGTACAGCTTGCCGTTGCCGTGGCATTTCGGGCACGGGTTAGTGTGCTTTTTGTATTGCGCGGCTTCGGAATTCGCGGACTTTATGGCGCCAGGACGTGCCGCGAACCATGTATTGCCACCGTGAAGGTTTCGGCCGGCGACAACATCGAAGCCGGCGGCGCGAACGCCTTCACGCACGTCCTCGTCAGTGTTCCCTATGTCGGAGTAACCGTTGTTGGCGAGCATTGCGGATTCGATAGCACGCATGATGGCTTCGCTTGTGTCGGGCGAGTAAAGTTTTACTTGCCTTGCTTGCGTTTCTTGAAGGATGTCGGTCATCACATTTTCTCCGCGGTGATGTTGAAGCAGTCGCCGCCGATGTTCTCGAAGATCACGGTGCCGCTCATGGGGATGCACAAGTAGAGCGTGCGTCCTTGCTTCGGCAGCCTGTTTTCGGATGCGCAGAACTCATCGAGCACCTTTCGGGCGCCAGCACGGTCGCGCCGGATCGGGAAGGCGGCAAAGTTTATGCCGCGAATTGTGCGTTGCGGTGCGTTCACATTACCCCCCTTTGGTTCAGTCGTCCGGAGCCTTGCGGTTCGTCGTAGCGCACCGTGCCCCACGCCATGAACCACGCGCGCGGATCGATGTCGTTGGCGGCCGACAGTGCGCGGTCAACGTTCGCAAGTGCGTCGGCGTGCTGATCGTATGGGCCGGCCATCAGGTAAGTTCGCGGGCCATCGATCGCGGAAACGTAGTATGCGCCGGCACGTGTGTCTGGGGTTTGCTGTGCGTTCATGGTCACATCCCACGCATCGCGTTCATGATACCGGCCAGGCTGTAGCGGGCGCCGTCTGGCGTCGCGTCCGGCAGGTAGGCAAGCATGTGTTCTGCGGCTTGCCTGCGGGTACGCGCCATTCGTACGCATTCGCGGGCAAGGTTGTACAAGCCTTCGTCGTTGTTGATCCACAGCGATTGGTTCCACTGCGCCCAATTCTTGTGCCCGTTGTAGGTTGTCATGGTCTTTCCTTTCGTGGTCAGTCGTTGGTGTAGTAATACCAGTGGTCCCGTTCAACGAAGTGAATAGCCTCGCCAGGACTACGCCGGTATGCGCGCAGTGCAGCCCGCTCGTAACCATCAACCCACATGCGGACGGTGCGCAGCGTGGTGCAGATTGTGATCAGGTTCATGGTCGTTCCTTTCATCTGTGGTCGGGCAATCTACCCGCCACTGCGCACAGGATGCGCAGTAGCTGGTGGACTACGCTTGTTTGCTGTAAGGAACAAAAACAGGGCCAGTGTCCTCGAGCATGAAAAATCCGCGCACATGCTTTCCGCGAATCCTTGTACATGCAGGAACGCTGAAATACGAATCTGGGTATCCAGTCGCGTAACATGTATACGGACGATCGGCGTTTTCAACGGGGCAGTTGCGAACCTTCGCAAATGGCCCTAGACAATCGAATGGCCCGCCAGGACGATAACCGATCGCGCCATTTTCCCAAGTCATCGTGTCTTTTGGCGAAGCGTAAAAATATTGTCCTGCCATGATGTTTCCCTTTCAGTATGTGGTCAGTGGTCTGTGTCGTACTACACCAGCCGCAGCGCGCCGGCAATCAACGCCATCCCCGCAAGCACCTGCAGTGCAACTTGTGGTCCGGTAAGCGCTGCGAGCATCCCAAGCGCCGGCGCGGTGATCACCAGTGCGATCCCGATAAGCATCGCGGCGGCCAACAGTGCAATCATGATTCGGTCGGTGGTGTTCATTTTCGTTCTCCGGGTATCCCGCGTTCGCGGTATGTCTGCACTATAGGCTTGCAGGTACATTGCGTCAAGCGTTTTTTACTACCCCATTGGGAGTATATCCTTTCGGGTAGGTAATGCGCCGGTATAAAGTGTGGTTTTGCGGGTAGTGCAACTGCGGAGTCGGATGGGACGATCAAGGGTCGATGGGACGATCGAAGGCCTGTTTTAGGGAGGCACTATGCGTGGGTGTCCGCGTGCGCACGCATGCGCACACGCCTGAGACCTCTCCGGAAATGGCGTCCGATCGTCCCATCGACCCATCGATCGTCCCTTTTTTGATGTTTTCGCCCCTGCGAAGGGACGTTGGGGCACCAAAACCCATGAGGCGCCTCTCCGGATTGCGCGCCCCATCGTCCCTTCATGCGTCCCCTCTGCGGATTACGTGCCCCATCGTCCCATGCTGGCCTCAAGCTGCGGAACGTCGGGCTGAGGGCGTCCTGGGAGCGTGCGGATGGCTGTTTTCCGGCTGCGGAACGAGCGCCGGATGTCAAGTTGTTTTGCTTTGCCGGTGCTTTTGGCGGTCGCCGGTCATGCGCAAGCTGCGGATCTGGCGCGCGATCGGGCAAGCTGCACACTTTGCCGGCGCTCGAGTGCTCGATCATGGAGCATAGCTGGCCGACCAGGCGATTGCCTGCCGACTTGACATAATGCACATTACACGCACTCCGTACACCTGGCGTACACCATTCGGAGTGAGCGCACACTACAGGGACGTGCACGTAGTGAGCGCTTACTCACGTGAGCGAGTACTTACTGGCGGGTGGGGCAGGGGGGGGCAGGGCCGGCTAGGGGGAGTGGGGTGGGGTGCTTTAGGTACCATTAATGCCCGTTTTTTCTCTATTTTCCCCGCTTGTTTTTTCTTTGCTTTCCGCTAGACTTGTGCCATGCCTGATACCTCTGAGATTGACGCCTACCTTACCGAGAATTTCTTCGATTTTGATCAGAAGAGGACGTTGCGGGAGAGGTTGAGGCGGTTTGTTTTGCGCGTGAGGACGCATGAGCGTGCTGCGTTTGCGCAGTTGTGTGCTGCGGAGGTTGCTTCTGCGGTTGAGCATGGTCGGGATCCGGCTGGTGCGGAGGCTTGTTTGAAGGCGATCTTTAAGATGGATAAGTGATGGTGCCTGACCTGCACCCGGCAAGACTGGACGCCTACCTTGCGGAGCACTCGCCCGCCGCGCTCCTGAGCCTGATCTGCACCGCAGCGATGGACGGCACCGCACTGGACACTTTGGCGGCGCAGATGGGAGTGAATGCCGGCACCATGCGGAAGTGGGTGCGGGATGACCCTGAGCGGTTGTCTGCGTACCGGGAAGCCTTGCGGATACGTGCGGACGCGCTGGTGCATGAGTCGCTGGAGATCATAGACAAGGCGGCTGCGGACCCTGAGATGCTGGCGGTATGCAAGGCGCGTGCGGACCACCGGTTGAAGGTAGCGCCGATGTGGGACCGGGAGTTGGCGGGTAAGCAGGACGGCAGTGGTGGTGGCGGCAACACTGGCGTAGCCGTGACGTTCGTGGTGCAGGGTGTAGCGGCGCCGGTGCGTGCGGCCGCAAGTGAGCAGCAAGCCGTGGTGGCGGAGGATGTGGAGTGGCGGGACGTTGGAAGCGAGGTGGATGATGGCTAAGCGGCTTGGCGACATGGTTGACTGGAGCGAGATGGAAACTTTGCCGGTAACGCCAAGGACGCCGCGAGGTGTTATGGAGAGGTTGCCGATAACGCCGGATACTCCGCGTGCTGAGCCGATATTGCTAAGTGACATGGTTGATGCTGGCGCATATAAAGCAGGCAAGACGCTTGGTGACATTACTGGTGTTGGGTACATTGGGCAAAAGCGTGTTGGGAATGAGCGTGCTGATGTGATGCGCATCCTGAACGCGAATGCTGACCGTCCATTTGTGAAGAGGATTTTGAACCGCGATGCTTACCCGGCATTGGACTTGGGTAATGGCGAGTATGCGACGCATAAGATGTCCTGGGGAGAGGTGGACACCCCTGCGGGCAAGAAGTACGTGGTGTTTCCGACGGTGTTGTATGACGGCAAAGGGTTGGTGGACTATGGCGACAAGGCGTTTGACGAGGTGATGCGGACGCAGGATTACATTGAGTTTGATGATCCGCGTAAGGCCGAATGGTTTTCGCAGCGGTACAAGTCTGCTTGGGGGCAGTAAGTATATGACTGATCCGGCGGCAACTGCCGAACGCGGCATACAGTTGCCGGAGAAGGCGCTAGGCCTGCTGAAGCCGGCGCGGTACAAGGTGCTGTTCGGCGGCCGGGGCTCGAGCAAGTCGTGGTCGATTGCAACTGCTGCGGTGCTGGAAGCCGCGACGAAGCCGATACGCTGGCTGTGCTGCCGGGAGTTCCAGAACTCGATTGACGAGTCGGTGCTGAACATCTTGTCCGGCACGATTGAGCGGTTGAAGCTTGGGCACCTGTTCGACGTGCAGCGGACGGCGATCTACGGTGCGAACGGCAGCGAGTTTGTCTTTGCCGGCCTGAAGAACAACCCGACGCGGATCAAGAGTTACGAGGGCATTGACCGAGTGTGGGTGGAAGAGGCGCAGGTCGTGAGCAAGCAGTCATGGGACATCCTGACGCCGACGATCCGCAAGCCGGGCAGCGAGATCTGGGTGTCGTTCAACCCGGAACTGGAGTTGGACGAGACGTACCAGCGGTTCATCGTGAATCCGCCGGCGGACAGTTGGGTAGTGGAACTGAACTGGCAGGACAACCCGTGGTTTACGGCGGAACTTGAGGCGGAGCGGCAGGACTGCCTGAAGCGCGACCCGGTTGGGTACCGGACCATCTGGGAGGGCAAGTGCCGGCGTGCTGTTGAGGGGGCGATATACGGTGAGGAGATCGAGAAGGCGCAGGACGAGGGCCGTGTGACGGTGGTGCCGTATGACAGGCAGTTGCCGGTGCATACGGGGTGGGACTTGGGCGTGCTTGATCCGACGGTTATCTGGTTTGCGCAGGTTTCCCCTGCTGGCCAGATCCGGCTGATTGACTATTACGAATCAACGGATGAGGGTCTTGCTCATTATGCTAAGGTGCTTGAACGACGCGGCTACCACTATGGCAAGCATTACGCGCCGCACGACATCGGGGTGCGGGAGATCGGGTCGGGGAAGAGCCGGATCGAGATGGCTGCGGCCTTGGGGATAAAGTTCGAGGTTGTTGATAGCATATCACTTGACAGTGGCATAGAGCTTGTGCGGAGCATGATTTCGCGGATGTGGTTCGACAAGCGTAAGACGCAAGTTGGGTTGCAGGGCCTTGCCCACTATAGGAAGTCGTTCAACGCCAGACTGAACGAATTCCGAGATTCACCTATCCATAACTTCGCATCGCACCCCGCAGACGGGGTTAGGACGTTGTGTATCGGCCTGGAGCAACCGAAGCAGAAGCAAGGCGACAAGAACGCCGTGAAGCGGTTCCTGAAGCGCATGGGCGGCGGCAATAGTGCTGGATGGATGAGGTGAACATGGCCTGCGGCAAGAAACACAAGCGCCCGCCCAAGCGTCCGCCGAAGCGGTAGGCAACAAACATGGCAAGCAC